CAATGAAAGATACTATTGGTGATGCACAAATGTCTCAGTTAGGTCAACTACAAGGTAATGCATCTTTCGGTGGTAATCTAGGATCTGCAAGATCAGAAGCTATGAATGCTGCAGCTTTATCTAAGACTGCTGGTGAAATGGGAGCAGCTGAACTTGCTAACAGACGTAACGCTTCTTTAACTGGAGCGCAAGGTGTTATTGGATCTGGCTCTACTATTGGTCAACAGATTGGTCAAGGTATAGCAGCTACAGAAGGTGTAGGGTCTGCAATACAACAACAAAATCAAAACGAAGCTGACGCTGGATATCAAGGTATACAAAGATTGTTTGGTCTTTATGGATCTCCTGCTGTTGGTCAGAAAACTGTTTCGTCTGGAGGTGGTAAATAATGGCTGGTATGTTACAAGGAATGGGAGGTAGTCTCTCTGAAGAAGATCTAAAAAAGTTTGGACCTATATTAGCATCACAAGGACCAATGCCAACACCGTCTTTAGATGGTAACTTAATACAAGCTGGTTCTACAGGTAATGCAGCTGGACCATTAGCTGGGTATTTAAATAAAACAAGTACAGGTAATCCTGTTATATCATATGTGCCACCACATTTAAGACCTGAAGATGATGCACCTGAAGATGGAGAGGGATCTCCTAACGATGGTATCACAGATGGTGAAGATCCTATAGACTCTGATGGTGATGGTATACCAGATACAATTCTTCCACCCGGAGGCTTCTACGATGTCGGAGGGGGAGGAGACAATCCTGATGGTATGGGTGGTCAAGTTGGAGATGTATCTTATTACGGTGGTGGATATAATTCTTTTACAGATATGTTTGATGGTGGTGGACCGGGAATGTTTGGTGGTCAACATCAAGGTATGTTTAGTGGTATAGGTAATGCTATATCAGGTGTATTAGGACAAGATAACATAGCTAATACAGGTAATATCTCTTATGCATATACCCCTGCAAGTAATAATTCTGTTAACACAGCACCACATCCCGGAATACAATACACAGCACCTGCTGCTGCTGTATTAGGTCTAGAAGATCCAACAGTAGCTAACTGGAGTGCTGGTCAAGTTGATATGAGTGGTGCAGAAATGGGAGATGGAATAGCGACAGGTGGATTTGAAGGGTATGGTCAATCAGCAGTAGATATGGGTGGTCCAGATGTAAGTGGTGATGATGGTACAGCTGGAACAGGTGGTTATGGTATGTTTAACCAAGGCGGTCCTGTAGAATACTATGCTAAAGGATCAATGTGTCCTAAGTGTGGTAAACCTAACTGTGGATGTGGTTATAGTCAAGGTGGTCCTGTCCAATATAAAAAGTATGGTGGATCTATATGGGATACTGAAGAAGACTTACAAATTTTACAACCTAGTTTACCACAAGCACAAAGAAGAAATGCAGCAGGTGGAAGTAAAGGTAATGGTTTGTTATCTCAAGCTGGAGGTATGGCTTCAAGTATGATTATGAAAGCTGCTTTGACACCTATATTAGGTCCGTTTGCTGCTTTATTTAATGAAGGTGGTTCTGTAAAAAATACACCTGTATTAGGACCATTGGGAACGCTTACAAATAACCCAAATATGTTAGTACCAGAACATGAGGCATATAAAGAATCCTCATTAGGACCATCATTAGGACCATTGAGTAATAAACAAATGAAGATGAAGTCTTACATGAAAGATGAAGCTCGTAAAGATATGAAGTTTGCCATTGATGAGAAGCGTAAACAAGAATTACATATGAAGAAACTTAGATCATAATATAGGAGAAGTAATATGCCTAAACATCCCGGACGTCCGAAGGGATCGGATACAGTTCCTGCTTGGTTAACACCCGGAGAATTTGTTATGAACGCTGAAGCTGCTCGTATGTTTGCTCCTCAGATACAAGCTATGAATGATCGTGGGAGAGCCGTACAAAAGGCTCAAGGGGGTACAATACCTGAGATGAGAACAGTACCTATTCCAACGACACCTAACCCCAGTGCTGCTTATCACGAAGGTGGTGCAGTTACAAAGTCTATTGTACCAAAAGCTAGGAAACAACCTCCAGCTTGGATGAATCAAATTGAGATGAGAGAGGGTGGATTAAAAAGAGAAATCTATATAGACTCTGAAGGATATCCTACAGTAGGTATAGGTCATAGATTACCTGACGAATATAAAAGTAAAAAAGGTCAAGTGTTATTCTCTGATGATCAATTAAATAAATGGTTTACTGAAGACATTGCAAAAGCTACTACTAGTGCTTCTGACAACATATCTAATTTTGATTCTTTAGATAACAATGTACAAGGTGCATTAATTAATCAAGCTTTTCAATTAGGTGGAACTGGTCAGAAAGGTTTTGAAAATATGATTAAAGCCATTGAAGATGGAGATATGAATAAAGCAGCAACTGAAGCTTTAGATTCAAAATGGTTTAATCAAACTCCGAAGAGAGCAATGGATTTAGCTAGTATACTTAGAGGTGAGGAACCCAAAATGGAATATAATAAAGGTGGACCAGTACCAAGATACTATGGATTAGGAAGTTTTGTACGATCATTATTTGGTACAGATGATGATGACAAACTAAACCCTAACTTCTTTGATATTGTTGGTAAAGAAGGAATACCCTCTACATTAGGAATTCCCATGGAACCTTACAATATGGATGAGTATAATAAAAATAAAAATATGGTTAATGTACAAACTAAAATAAACACCGATGGTAGTTATTTTAATCCACCATATGCTGGAGAGCCATTACATATGGGAGATTCAAATTTTGATGTACCAGAACCTCCTAAGTTTTCTGATCAAGATTTAATTCAGAACTCTTCAAATGCTTTAAAAGATGTACCACTTATATCCTTAAAGGACGATGACTTAGGTGCATTAAAAGAGTTAGGTAATGATCAAGCAGAAGATGTTCTTAAACAAAGAAGAATGGAAGATCAGTTTGGAACACTTGTAAATACAGAAGAGGGTATGCACCCTGATATGTTTAATCGTAACTTTACAGACCCAAGGATAGGTGCTGTAGAAAACTACAGTGTACCTGCAAATCCAGATCTATATGATCCAAGACGAGGTGCTGTTGAGAACTATAGTGTTCCTAAGAATACATACGTACCAACTAATTTTAATCCTGAAAGAAGAAGATTAGAAGATGAAGCATATAATAGATTTGGTATGAATCTAAATGATGATAATACTTTATCTCCTGTAGAAAAACCAGTAAATCTTGATCCAAGGATAGGTGTACCTGAATACTATGGAGTTCCTAAAGACTATGGAAGTGGTATGAGTTTGAATGAAGATGCACGAGCAACTGATAGATTTTTAAGATCAGGAAAAATACCAACTGGTCCTGCAAGTTATGATCAAATGCCACCAAGAAGAACAGCAGATATAGACATAGGTGAAGGTTCATTTGGTTATGGGCAATTTAAAAGACCTGACGATCCTACTTTTAAACAGTTAATACAAGATGGTAAAGGTAATAATGTTTTAAGAGGAGACTTAGGGATGCCTATGGACCCTGTTAATGTAGATGCAAATGACCCAAGGATAGGTGTACCTGAATACTATGGAGTTCCTAAAGTAAACGAAACAAAAAGGGGTCGTATAGGAGAACGAGTTAACCCTGAAGTTGAATCAACATTCTTAGCTAATGCTACACCAAAGCAAATAGATCAGTATAATGCTGAAAAGGAAAGACTTAATTTAGAAAACGAGACTATTGGTAAAACAGGGTTTAATGTTAATGAAGCAGAAAGACAAGAAATCTATAAACAGAAAGTTCTAGAAGCAGAAGAATTTATTGAAACTGGATCTGAAGAAGCGTTTGCTAAAGCAAAGAATGAAAAAGAAAGATTAGAAGTTGTTCAGAAAATAAAAGATGCTAATGCATTGATTGCAAATTCTAAAAATAAAGCTAGAATAGAATCTAATAAACAAAAGTTATTAGAGAAAGGTCAAGCTACACAAATCAATCAAGAATTAGATAGTAAAATATCTGCTCTTCAAAAGGAATTAGGAACAGCTACAGATGCTGATCATAAAGCATTTTTAGAAAAAGAAATAGATAGGTTACAAGGTAATAAAACTGATACTACTACAGATGTATTAGGTAAAGATGATAATAAAGATAATGATGGTGGTAATGTAAGCCCTAAGAATTCTAAAGAAGATAATTTAGATAATGCGAAAAATTCTAATAATAAGAAATTAGAAAATGATCCTACTATTAAAGATAAAGGAGAGAACGCTCCACCAGAAGTTAAAGCAGCTGCAGTAGAGCAAGTGAAGAGTGTCTTTGGTGAGATGTTCGATGTTGAAGAACTCACACGAATGGCTATACTATACCTAGGTGCTAGGGCAACTGGTGCATCTGGATCACAAGCTATGGCATTTGCTGGTAAGAGTTACCTATCTCGATTAGATAATAAGTATAAACAGAATAAGTTTAATGAACATTACAATTCATTACTTAAAGGTAATAATTTTACAAGGGATTCTATGGAACTTTATAAGTATACTAAAGATCCTAATGTCTTAGTTACTAAATCATCTATTCAATCTAACATTAGAAGAGTAGGTGGGGGTTCTATATTTTATCCTAAAGTAAAAACTGCAGGTGTTGCAGTTCCAGAAATTAGATTATATGAATCTAAAATAGGACCAAAAGGTAATGAACAAACTGTGTACACATTTGCTGATGGATCTATTGCAAACTTAGAAAACTTTCATCAAGAAAGAGGGTTAGTCGCTGGTACAGATGAGTATCAAGAATCTATTAATAAGTATAAGACTTCGTTAGAAAAAGTAGTAACGCCAAAGTTTAATGCTTTTAAACCAGATGATGCTAATGATCAAAAGGGTAATCCAAAAGTTTGGAAAATGATTAATGGTAAACAAGGTGACTTTCTACAAGACGCTGCAGCATTTTCAAAAGAAGTTAGATATAATACAGGACAAATACTAGAGACAAGTATTATAGATAATGCTTTTCAAAACTTAGCTCAAGATGTAGCTGATGGTAAGGTTGAAGGATCAATAAGATTTAAAAACTATTTAGATGATGCATACATAAAAGCTAATGTTGGACATGAAGGTAGATTTAAATATGGTAAAAATAAAAGTAAAACAGATGACGCTTCAGCTGTTCAAAGTTTAATAGATTCATTAAGTTTAACAGCTAAAAAGGCAGCTCCAGAAAAGTTTAAATCTACTCCTAATATTGTATTATCAAATATGATTGTTAAGAATGCATCAGATGAGTTTGGACTTCTTTTACAAGAGCATAAGAATGCAAAAACTGATAAAGCTAAATCTAATACACCATATGGTATTTTAGAAAAGAAATATTTAGAATCTGGTCTTAATAAACAAAAATCTTTATTCTTGTATTTTATGGAGAACGCTCACGAAAACTTTACGATTGATTACAATGATCAATTTCTTTCTAATAAAGTTAAATATAAAACATAACCTTTAAGGAGGTATTCATGGGATTTTTAAATGATGTAATTGAAACAGGTGATACAAGGCAACTAGGATCAACTGGATTTTCTTTCATCGATGCTGATACCCTTCAGAAAGGTAATAAGAAATATAGACTTATGGGGTATGATGCTCCAGAGATTAGAAAAATAGTTGCTGGTAAATATGTAAGAGGTACGGCAGGTGGTGAACAGGCCACTCAAAGTATATATGAACTAGCAAATCAATTTGGTTTTACAAATATAAAACCTCAACTCGATGAAAATGGAAATGAGGTTTTAGACACTACTGGTAGCCGTACTATGGCTGATTTGTATAATGATAAAGGAGAATCTTTTAAAACTATGCTTTTAAAGGAGGGTCTGTTTGATCCTACTAAAAGGTTCGCTACATTATCAGATAGATCAGTAGCTGGAGTAGGCCGTATTGAGAGAGAAAGAGATGCGCTTTTAAATATAGAACAAACAGGGGATGACGCTGATTGGGATAAAGCTGCAAGTCTTATAGAGCAAGCTAGGTTTAATGAAGGTGAGAAAAGACTTGGGTTAAAAGCTACAGCTCCAGATGAAGCATCGTTAGCAGCTATAAAATCATTAGGATATGGAGACTATTTCTTATCAGGTGCAGTTCAAAATCGACGTACTGATAGGAATTTAAACAATGAGTCTCTTAATCCTTTATCAGATTCTTGGGAACAAGGATGGTTAAGTGTATTAGAGTCATCATATGGGTTCCTAAACATGGCTGGTGAGACTTTAGGTTCTGAGTATTTAGCTGAGATGGGTGAAGAAGGGGTCCAAAGAGCTAAAGATAAGATGAATTCTTATGGTACAACTCTAACAGATTACAGAGATGTAGATGGTATAATGGATGCTATATCTTTTCTTGGTAATAATATGGCTCTATCATTACCATATATGGCTGTTACGGCAGGTGGTGTAATGCTTGGTAATCTTGCGACACCGGGCATAGCTGCATTAGGATTAGGAGCTAAAGGGTTTCAAGCTGCAAGGTATGGAGCGCAAACACTTGCACCTTCTTCTGTGTATTCAGGTATGACTTGGAACGAGATGGAAGGAGAGAAGAGTGCTGCTATTGCTTTTGGATCTGGTATTGCTCAAGCAACATTAGATAGATTAGGTATCTTTGGAATATCTAGAGTTGGTAAAGCACCTAAGAAATTATTTAATGAAGCTAGTGAACAACTAACAAATCTTCAGAAAACAATTAAGTTAGGGAAAACTAAAAACGGAACATACAAAAAGAACAAACTTGGTAAAGCATCGAAAGAAGCTGAAGATATATTTAATAGATTAGCAGGTAGTACTTTAGGTGCAAGATTTGGATTGAGTGCTGGTAAAGAACTTACCAAAGAACAAGCTGAACAAGTTGTTGCATCTGCTTCTCGTAGAGAAATAGCTGATATGTTTAAAGATGGTGCTAGGATTGCTAAAGAACAGTATGCTGGTAAAAGAGTTTTAATGGATATCGTAAAGAATTCAGGCAGAGCTGGTTTATCAGAAGGTATTACTGAGCTTGGTCAAGAAGTAACTGGGTACATGTCTTCTGTTATTGGATCAGATAAAGTATTTGATATGAATGAACTTAAACATCGTGCAGTTACAGCAGCTATCGTAGGTACTGCAGTAGGTGGTCCATTAGGCGCACCGGGTACTGTGTATAATGCAGCAGCTTGGCACAATGTAGATAGACTAATAGGTAATGCAGAGCTTAATGAGGCATCTGAAAGCTATCAGTTTGCTGAACAAGAATCAGATTTAAAAACTAATTTACAAAATGCTGCAGCTACTAGACAAGAAATAGAAGCAAATAGAAATAAAAGAAATGTTGTTCCAGTTGAAAAACTTAATGATAAAGCAAATAGGGAAGAGGCAAGACAGAAGAATGAAAACATTGAAGATAGAGCTTTAGGTGCATTAAAAAAGTTCCCTAACTTATTTAAAGGAGCAACTGCTGCAATCTTTAACAAGATGTTAATGAGAGATTCTGCCTCTGCTAGAAGGATGGGTTCCCAATTTGGAGCATTCCTTCAAAAAATAAATCCGGGATCTACTTACGAATCTAGTAAAGTTATAAATAGATCTTCATTAAGAAACTTAGTTATAGATCCTGATAGTTATTATACTAATGTTAATTTAGGTAGAAATACTAGAGCTAATAGACAAGCAGCAAGTGAACGCATGTATAATTTATGGGCTTTAAGTTTAGATAAAAATGGTAACTTTAATAAGAGTAAAGCAAAATCACAAGCACAATCTTTAAATATGACTAAGCTTGAGAATGAAGCTCATATTGAACTCATAGAAAACTTACAAGATTTATCTAGAGAAGGATTAGCACAAGCACGAGCAAATGGTTTAAATCTTAAAGAGCTTAAAAACTATTTCTCAAAATACAGATCATTAAGTGTAAAGGCTGTTTCTAAAAACAGACCAAAGTTTGAAGCAGCTTTAATGTCTGAATATAAAATATCTCAGAACGAAGCAAAGGAAATAACAGATCGTATTCTTAGTAATAATATAACTAACTTAGATGAAGCATTTAGTGTTGCAAAGGGAGAACTAACTCCGGGTTTTGCACATAGACGTACAATGAAACTATCTGAGAAAGCAAGTTTAAAAGAATTCTTAGAGCAAGATGTGTTTGCTAACGTAGCTTCATATACTCATAGTTTATCTAGGCACGTAGCTCATCATCAATTTGTTGGTAAAGATGGAGAAGTTTTAGCTTGGGAACTTAATAAAATGGAGAAAGAATTAACTCCTAAATATGGTGCTGAAAAAGCTAAACAGTTAACTGATGAGGTTGCTCTTGGTATGAAGAACTATCTTGATGCAGAATCAGGTAACTACAAACGAGCTACCAGTGATGCAGGTAAAAAGTTAGAGTCAGTTCAAAGAAGTTTTATGTTGTTTACAACACTAGCTGGATTACCTCTTGCTACAATATCTTCTTTTGTTGAGTTAGCTTTAACAGGTAGATCATTAACAGCAAGTCAATTAAATGGTTTATTTAAAGCACAAGGTAAAGAGCTTGCTAATACATTGTATAGAGGTATGATTGATATAGCTAACAAAGCTCCTACTAAAGACATCAGTGTATCTGATAAGTTAAGTGATGCTCAAGTTGAACTAAGAAGATTAGGATACCATGAGTATGATGTAGGTGCTGCTACAACTGTAGGTGCGACTGAGATCAATGCTTGGCAACAAGATATAATGAAGTCATTCTTTAAATGGAATGGTCTTCAAGGTTGGACTAACTACACTCGTGCTGTAAGAGCATCTATTGCTGTTGATTTTATTAATGAAAAATTAAAAATAATTCAAACATTTAATAATCAAAATGTAAATGGTAAACTACCTGTAACTAGAGAAGTACAATTAGCTAGAGAGTCTTTACGAAATCTAGGTATGGATGTAGACTTCATGGTAGATTTATTTGATCGTTTTGAAAATGCTGGATCTGATCAATCTGTAAATCAAGTATTTAAATTCAATCCTAAAATACCTGATGCTCAGTTAGTTACTAAAGAAGGTGAATTAGATATAGGTATTATGTCTCAAGAAGAAGCAAAGCTTCGTAACGAAAACATTAATGAAGCTACATTTAATTTTATCAATGAAGCAGTTGCATTACCGATGTCTTCAAACAGACCATTGATCTATCAAGATCCTAGGTTTGCTTTGTTCACACAGTTCCAAGGTTTTATGGCAACATTTACAGCTAATCACATTCCTCGTATGTGGGGTGAGTACGTTAAACGTGGTTCTCCTGAGATGAAGTATAGCGCATTTGCTACGATGGCAACTATGATTATGTTAGGGTTTGCTTCACAAGCATTAAAAGATATGATTAAATATGAAGAAGGTGAGAATGAATACTTAGATACACCAAGGTATATTAGAAGGGGTATTACTTCGTCTGGATTACTTGGTACATATGAACGTGTTCTTGATCAGTTCTTTCCAATGTACACTACCACTGCACCTAAAGATGAGGCAGGTGGTAGATGGATGCTTCGTACAATAGCGAGTGAATCTCCTGCTGCAAGTAACCTTAAGAGACTTGTAGATGGGTTTGGTAATATATTAGAAGGTGATGTCGGATCTGGTGTTAGAAAGATTGGTAAGTCTACACCTTTCATAGGATCAGTTAACAGAGCAACAAATCAAATGGGCGAAACTGCAAGTAGGTTTGACTTTGATAATGATGAATAGGAAAATATTATGAGTATAAAAGTAAAACTTAGAGACAGTCGTCAACAAGAACTAGATCTTGATAACACTACTGCGGAAGTTCAAAAAGAAGCTGCAAATGTAGCTTTACAAAATATACAAGATGACTCAAAAGTAGCTCTACCTGTTAATGAGGTAGAGTCTTTTGAGAATATTAGAAATCCTAATTTTACTCCATCTGATAGTGGTACTTTTTTAAATAAACTTATTAATGATCCTCAAATGGAGGATAAGATAAATGATTTTAAAGATACTACTATAGGTCCAAAAGAAGGTATTACTTCTAATATGCCTAAAGGGTTTGAAAATTTACCAAGACAAGAGCAAGAAGAGTTAAGAACTTTTAATCGTGTTGGAGATACAATAGTAGATAGAGTTAATAAGTTACCTAATACTAATCAAGATGGTAATTTACTATCTAGGATAACAAGTATAATTGATCATGTTAAAGCTGGTTTTAATCTACCTACCCAAGTCGAACCTAAAGCTGCAGATTTAAATGGTATAGATATTAGAGAGTTAAGAGTATCATTAGAACCACAAAATGAATCTATTGATGGTAGGACAAGAGCTGAAGCAACAGCTCAACCTCTAGGTAAAATACTAAATAGATTTGATTCTTTAGAACGAATAGCTATACCTACCAAGGATGGTGATTCTAAATTTAAAACTATAATTAAATCTGATATGCTTGCTATTGGATTAGCTTTAACAGAAAAAAGTTTTGCTGAAGGTATGTATGCAGATCCAAAAGCTTATAGAGAAGCTATGTTAGAAGCAGCTCGTGATGAAGATTTAACTACTGAAGAAAGAGTAAAGATCTATGAGAAAATTAAAAAGCATGAAGATGATATAAGAAAAGGTGATCAAGTAGCACCTAAAGTAGCAAAGAATCAAGGGCTAGAGGTACTAGGTCGAGACATTGCTCAAGAGTATCTTATAAAAACAGAACGTCAAGATAGAATAGGAGAAATAGATTCTATAGAAGCTCAACATCTTGCAGGATATTTTAAAGAATTATGGTCTAGGAATCATTCTGTAGATGGTGATAACATATTTAAAGATGGTATTGGTCTTGTAAATAGATACCAAGCTGATCAAAGTGGTAAACAAATTGATTATCAACTTACACCATTAGGTGTTGAATACCTTACAGGTAGATCAAGTGGAAGTAGAGATATATTAAATATATTATTTCCACCTAAAAATGTAAGACCTTCTAAACGTCCTTTACCACAAGGTAGTCTTCCGGGTGTTATAGGTGCAATAGTTAAACCTATATCTGGTATCTTAGGAACAAATAGAAAGTCAGTTGATAAAGATAAATATCTTCAAGAAGCAACAGAGAACTTATCTACTATAGCTCACGTTGTTAATAAGAGAAGGAATAAACTTTTACTACTAACAGCATTACCTTCTATTGCAACTTTAAGTCCTGCAAAAGATTCTCAGAATCCTAATATGTGGATGGCTGAAATAAATAGTTTAGGTAATAAAAAGTATCAAGCTATTAGAGCTGAAAAAATAGCTCAAGATAGAAGAAAACAATATGCTGAAAGTCAAGGGTTGGAGTTTAAAGAGATTGAAATAAATCCAGATGAAGAGTTTGCTAGGTTAAAGATAAAAGCTGCTAGAACTTTACAATCTATTCAATTAGAAAGAGATGGTGAGAACTATTTAACTTATTCAGTACAAGGGTACTCAGGTAGGATTGCACCACAACAAACTCTATTTAATCCAACAGCAAATAAAGATGTGAGGTTTGTAACAACATCTGGCGCGCCTGTAGAAGTTAAAAAGGGAAATAAAAAAGAAAAGATATTAAGACAGATGTATGCTTTAATGTTACTTCCGTCTATATCAGAGGGTACAGCAGATAATGAAGGGCAAGGTACAGCTAGTGGAGCTGATATGTTATTGCCAGAGGCAAGAGAGTTTCAACTCGAAGCTAATACTCGTCAACTGTATGAGTGGGGAGAGAGATTAAGCACAGCATTAGACTCAGCTATACCTAATACATTATACGAGACTATAGCTAATGAAGTAGTTGGAGATGTAGACTATCAACAATCTACTGCTGCTAAATCAAATATAGATCTTGGATTAGATCCTTCTTTACCACGAGATAAAGCCTTAATAGATGCAATTCAAGGTAGAGGTGAAGATGGTTTAGCGTTTATGGATGGCTTAATTGATTTCTATAATTATCAAAATGCTATGAATAAAGGTATACCATTTCGTACATTCTTTAATGCCTACATAGATGGAAAGACTAATGGTCTTGCAACTAATGGTTTTCAAAATGGACATTTACTAACAGGTTTTCAAACTGGTGTAATACGTAAAGGTGAAATATCATTATTAGATGATGGTGATCTTAGAGATAACCTTCAAGTTAATAATATGAAAATATTACAAGATGATATTGGTGGATCTGCCACTCCACTTTTTAATAGGGTACTTGATGATTTTACAGTTGTAGCTGCAGCCATATTTTCAAATAGAGAATTAAATAAACAAACTACTATGACATGGGGGTATGGAGCAGAGCTTAGTACATTTAAAAAATCTATAGACGATGTTATAGATCAGTACGTAGCTACATATCAATTTCAATCTGAGAATGGTACACTTAGTCCAGAAGGATTAGCATTCTTACAATCCTTAGATAAAATAATGGTGGATGATGAAATAAATAATAAAGTTCCTTCTAAAGAAGCTTTAAGAAATATATTAGTAAATGACATACATGCTCTGTATGTTAAAGGTTTACAACAGACATTATCACCTGATGTTATTATAGCTAGAACTTTATTAAGAGGAGCTGCTTTATCTCATACTTTATTAGATGAGCTTATGGTTTTTGAAACACACAGTGGATATGAATTAAATGTAGGAGGTAAAGTATCAAGAGGTTTAGAAAAAGATCCTGAAACTGGTAAGTATATAACTGAATCAGGTCAGTATGGATTTGATAATCTTGATGGTCAAGGGAACAAGATAACTCAATACAATTATGAAACACAACAAACACCACAAGCAAAGACATCTAAAAAAGAAGCAGGTGAAGTTACTTGGGGTGGAGCATTACCAGCACCTGTACAATCTATTGATGGGTCTGTTGTTGCTATGACTGTAGCAGGTGATAGTTGGAAAAAGTTAAGTGCAAATACTAAGACACCATATGTTCATACTATTTATGATGCATTTAAAATGGATGTAGATAGTTATGAAACTGTTTTAGCTGAGTCTAATAAAAATTGGATGAAGATAAATGAGAGTTGGAACTACATGGAAGAAGCTCTTAAATCTTTAGATAACTCTCGTGAGAAATTTGCAAATAAAGTTAGAGATAACCCTACAGCACCGATACCTAAACATACTGTTGAATATTTAAATTATTTATTCAGTCCAGTAGATCCATTTTCGCAGTCTAAAAGTCCTTTACTTAATTTAGAAAGTAAACTTTTAAAATTAGATAAAGAATTAAAATTTCTTGGTTCATCATTAACTGATGAGCAAAAAATTAAATATGTTAAAATGATATCTAAAAGTTTAGGGATGAGATTTGAAGGTAAATTACCTCCTTATGATACATCTGAGATTAATATGAGAGAGTATGGTAATTTTGTTTCACAATTTCTTAAATCATTAAACTTAAGAAACTCAATGAGATATCATATAGGTCTTATGAATAGAAATAAAAAGGTTCTTTTAAAAGCAATAAAAGAAGAAGGACTAGGCTATAACTTTAATGGTGAGTTTATACCATTACAGTACTACGCCCACTAAAAAAAAATACCCCACTAGGAATCCGTAATGGAAACTTAGTGGGGTTTTTTATTTTACTTAAGCATACCTTTCTTTGCCAACATTATCTTAATGTCTCGTTCAGCTTTAGATCTATTCTCTTTAGCTTGTTTCTCTGGTATACCTGCATCAATGTTTTCTTGATAGACAATATCTAACATGGCATCATTGATCTTCGGTGTGTTTGCAATTTCAGGATCTAGATTGTATTTCTCTACATACTCCTCGTCCTTTATTCCTGCACCTCGGAGTGCTAAATAATTGTAATCTTTCTTAGTCATAATTCCTCCTATGCAAAGAAGTAGTCAGAGTCTTGGATATCATTGATATCTAATTCACCTAACTGTGGTTGTTGTACATCTAGACCCTCATGGTCTTCAGATATTAGCTCTTGTTCGAGCCAGTTGTAGAAGTTATCTACATCGTACATGTCTATAAAGACTCTCTTGGTTATCCCAATGAGATGCTCTACGTCACATGCATGGGTTGAGAAGCTGTCATGTACTGCACCAAACTCTCCATGCCACTGGTCTACTACGAGAGCCATGTGACTTGCGTCGAGTGAGTGTATTACATTAGGTGATATACCACACAAGAAACCTTGTATGTCAGGATAGTCAGTTGCTGTTTGAGCAACATGGTTTATCCCTTGATGACCACCAGTAGCTTTCTTGAATCCTGCAATAGTACCTCTACCTTTCTTACGTTCCATTCTAAACTTTGTGTATTCAACATCAAAGCCAGATGGTGTAGTCCATTTAACTCTATCAGCACCATTACCATGTACAAGAATTGATTTGTATTTAGATGTAAACTTAACAAGATCATCTAACTCTTCAATCTCTTTATCAGTTATGTCCTTTGTCTTGAACAATTCTGATCTTCTTTCTACAGCTTCTTTGTATTCTTCTCCTGCTGGATTACCTTCTTGATCAACTTTCTTGAAGGAACCAAGCTCATACTTTGCAAGCTCCTGAAGGTAACTCATAGTTTGTAGGGGTCCGGGACATACATTATTGATTGCTTTGATCAGTATCTTAGCAAACTTATTGCAGTCATCCTGAGTAATCCCATACTCTGTATGATAGTCTTCAGCTTTACAATCGAAGAACATGTTCTCAGCTATCTTCTTAGCACCTGCTGAGTATGCACGAGTCATACTACCACGTTTAGTAATACCTTTACGTATACTTTTCATCGGCATACGACTGAGTATCTCAACTAATCGTTCATCATCTGTTAAGTTGATTAGTTCTTTTGCAGTTTGTACATAGAAGTCTTTCTGGATTTCCCTAGGAATAAGACCTACCAGATCACCTGTTCGGTTATCTTTAGAGATAGCACCTAAGTGTTGCCATCCATTGTTAGATCCATCAATAGGTATTGGAAGATTCGTCATGAATATTCTTTTATCTTTGAGAGCTTTGTGATAATCAGACCACTCGATACAACAAGCTAAGAATGTTACTATCTTTTCTGCTGTTGTATCAATCACACCATCAGTACCTAAGTCAATAAGACTATCCATGTTCTCATTAACCCATCGTACCCTATCGTCCAGAGTCATCTTGTCCACTGAGATATTATCTAGACCTTCTTCTTCTAGGTATGATTTGTAATCTGCTTCGCACCACTCTGGTATCTCATCGATCCCATAGCTTGCATTAAAGCTTGTAGCTGTGTGTACTGCTAACCAATACAAACCTTCTTGTGTCATAGGTTTAGCTCTTGCGAACTTCAACATGCCACGAGAGATGTCTGATCCTTGATAGTTTAGGAATGGTTCTTTGTAGTACAATCGTCCTCTATAGTCAGCATCTAAGTACTGATAGAATACATCTTCATCTTTTAGTATGTTAGCTTTAGCTATAATAAAGCTCCATTCAAGTGCTTGACTACGACGCTTTAGTTCTTTTGCATCGTTGTCAGTGAATGGTACAGAGCTAGAGAATATTTCTCTGTTCTTTTCTATAACTTCTAACACTCTTCTATTGATTCTCCATCCAGAGTTTTGCAGTTTATCTATTGACCGAATGTATGGTCTGTCTAGTTCTAGATAATCCTTACCAGTTCTACCTTTTATCACAGGAAATTGTACTGATCCAGACTTCTGCATCATACTGTTGATCTTCCTTGGTGGTGTAACTGTTGTGTGTAATAGATTAACTCTAGAGAACATACCCGGTATGTCTGCCAGTTCTACCCATCGAGCTGTTGCAGATATTATATAACTAGTATTCCTAGTCTTAGGATAATAGATATCTACAAAGCCACATTGAAAGAATGCTTCGATGAATAGATCACCTAATCTTATTTGATTAAGCCAAGTCAGTTCCCTTCCTACTGATCTACTCACCTCTCTTCCTATCTTAGAAGATGCATTCGTTAAGCTAGCTGTTCCTACAGGATTAGAACTACTACTTGTTGTAAATAATATTTGTATAATCTGAAGGGAGTTCTTTACGAACCCCTCCATGTTTACTTCATACTCTTTATCGTATTGCAGAACAACTGCACCTGTATTTGCTTTTGGATTTTTAGTGTTGACAGTCCTCACTTTATCAATGAGGTAGTCGATCACCTCATAAATAGGCTGCATATATTATTCTCCTGTTGCTACAAAATCAAAATCAAATCCTCCTGTAGCAGTTAATCGGCTTGTATTGTGGTCATAGATTGCTGAACCTGCATTACCAGTTAGTCCAGTGAACCTAGATTTCAATACTCTAAACTTTATAACATTTCTCTCAGCATCTGATTCTGATACCAGATTTCTAGCGAAACTTATAATGTCAAACGAGATCTGTTTGATAGAACCAGACCCCTTGATGTCGTCGATAGAGGCTAGCTTACCCTCTTCGAAACTCTTAGTACCACCTTGTGCTTTACGTAGGTGGGATATAAGACCCAACCATATGTTGTGTCTCTTAACAATCTTAAGTAAGTCAGACATAATCTTATCAACTGCCTCGTTACCTGAGAGTCCCTCAGATCCCTCAGAAACAGCGATAGTGATGTGATCTAGTACCAAGTACTTACAACCCATCAATGCCATGTACTCGATCTTCTCAATGAGACTGGAGTCACTTACAGATCCTGCATGATCTAGTAGTATCAATCTCTCATCACCAAAGACTTTCTTGAAGCCATATCTAGCTTCATCTGGTGTGATTGGAGTGGGGTTCATTGTACCTCTACGAAGTTGCATAGATATAAACTTCTCTGCAGTATCTCCAATGCTTTCCTCAAGAGATATCAAACCTATCTTATCTTCTGTTTTATCTAGAAGATCTAAGATAACTTCTTTAATCACAGTACTCTTACCACTGCCAGTACCACTGGTGAACAGGGTAATTTCTCCATGTCTAATACCTTTAACTTTCTTATTTAGTCCTTCCAAACAGTCAGGGTAAGGGATAGATTCTACATTTTGTCTGTCAACAAACTGTTTCCATATCTGTTCTCCTGTTACAATACCTGCAGGTGACCAAGGTTGGGCATCCCATATGCATCTTTGTAATACTTCTGGACCCAGATCCTTTAAGACGTCACAGGCGTCCTTTCTAGGTAGGGAAGCGACTCTTACCTTACCCACCCCTATCATCTTCGCTACAGCCGCTGTACAGGCTTCTCCTGCCTCGTCCTGATCAAACGCTAGTACAACAGTTTCAAACCTATTGATCCAATCTCTTTGCTCAAGTACTACTTTTGTAGCAGATGCAGAGGGTATAGACACACAAGAATAGAATCTTTTGTATCTTCTATAGACTGCTTCAGCTACTGCCATAGCATCTAACTCACCTTCAGTGATGACTAACATCTTGTTCGTAGCAGTTACACTTTGACCGAACAGTTCTACGTTTGAAAAGTTACCATGTATTCTAAAATCTTTTGGTAACATTCTTTCTTTGTAAGCTACTATCTTACCCTTTCGAGTATATGGATAGTAGTGTGACCCCGGTTTTCCGTCTGGGGTTGTTGACATTTTTACACCATAGTGATCTGTTACTTCCTTAGAGATGTTACGACTAGGTATAGGATAACTAGTATAACTAGTAATGTCGGTGACGATATCATAATTTGTATGGGTGATTGGTTCATCCCTTTCCTCAGTTACATTTAATTTCTTTGATCGATTACAACTAAAACAGGTTCCAACTCCATCGTCATAGGATGCAAATGCATCTGATGATCCACAGAAGTCGCATGGACCCATTGTATATCTACTCATTGGTACTCTCTTTCTGCCTTTAGCTTTCTATTCTTTGATCTATTCATCTTCGTTTTCATTTTACGTAGATTACTCTTCTTGTTCTTGCTCTTTATAAACTCTGACTCGAATATATTCTTCTCCTTTTGGGATGATTCGTTTTCTGAGTTTGATTTTGTATACTTTGTTATCATTGAAGTCCTCGAATATTCCTTGATACGTATCTAATATTGGTTTAATTATATTGTCGAGATCAGCTCCTCTATTTGAGAAGCCACCCTCAACCTCGAATGTTACTTGGTTAATTCCAAAAGGCCACTCTACGTCCTTAAGAAACTCACCGATATCCTCTTGGTACTTAACATACTCAGGACTCTTGAAGGATCTTTTCCCTCTCGCTCCCAGCATCTTGTTGGCACTCAGGGGTTTTATC